GCTGTTGTGCTCCCATAGGACTATTCATCATTCCATTTGCCATATTTCCTCCTATATAAACGGATTGCCCGAAAAACTTTGTTTTGGTTTAGGGGCCATAACCCCTGCTCGTGGGCCTACTTGAACTGTTCTTCCACCTGTAATTTTATAATCTTTAGTTGTTACTGGTTTAGGGTCTTTAGCTTTAAATACAAATCCTTTACCATCATCTTTTTTAGTGTAGGTATTTCCTTGGTCATCTGTAACATCTTGTCCAGGTTGTACAGCATCCATTTCTGCTTTAGTAGCTTCTGCTTCTGCTTTTTTTGCTTCGGCTTTTGCTTTATCAATTTCAGCTTTTTCTTTTTCTTTAATAGTGTATTCTGTATCTCCACGTCTTACATCAGCGCCTACATCTGCTACACTTGTTTTAACTTGTTGTAATGAACTAATATAATCTGCAAACGTCTTAAATTTATCTGTGCTACCTGCAGGTGTAAATGTTTGAAATGCAAATGGGTCTATATTACCTTTTGTCATATCGCCTTCAGCAAAATTATAAGTTGGGAAAGTTCCTGCCTCATCTGATACTTGTAAAAGAGAACCTAGTTTTATTTCTGGTTCGCCTGTTTCTGGGTCTATATCACCTGCTGTAACTTGTAAGTTAATAGCACCCATACGTTGTAAGTCTTGTATTATTCTATTCATTTTTGCTTTAGGTTCATCTGCTAAACCAAATCTAGCAAAAGCACCACTTGCAAGAGTTTGCCCAAAACTTTCTGTCTTTAAAAATAATTTACCATCTTGTTCAGTTATAAATCCACGTTTTTTTAAATTATCAATATATGATTTAGCATCACCACTTTTAATCTGTCTTTCTCTTTCTGTATCAGAAGGAATAAAATTTTCTATAGTTCCGCCACCACCTGTTTGTTGTTGTTCATCGCCTCTATATGTATTTTCATAATCTGGGTCTGGCACACATTGTTTTAATGTTTCATTATAAATATATCCATCTGGACAATCTGGTGTTGTTTCTTCTTCATCATCTTCTGGTGGTGCTGTTGGAAACTCTGGGTCTGGACTTGAAAATGTATCAGTGTCTATAAAATTTTTTGCTTGATTAGTAAACTCCCATTCACCTAACTCAGCATTATAATTTAACCCTATGTCTGTTCCCTTGTAATAATTTGTCATTTACGTTTAAGTTGCTCCCTCATCTTCATCAGTTCCTGCAGAGAAGCTATCTTCCCCTGGAGTCGGTACACCTCCAACTCCGATGTTGCCACCGCCAACGCCAGTAATGTCTTCTGCATCCGCTCCTGTAGGAGCTCCTCCATCATCGGCCATTGAGGACTGTTTATTATTGTTTTTATCTTGTTGATTTCCATTTGCCATTCCCATTATTTTTGCAAAGATTGCCGCTTTTTCTGGGTCGTTTATTAATTTTTCTGGTTCTATATCAAGTGACTTTGCAATCTCAGATAATATAGAATGCCATTTAACAAACGGAGCCAGATTTTGATTTGATGCAACTTGTAAGAAAGTCATTAATCTTTGTGACCTTACTTCTTTTTGCATCAATGATGTTGTACCTCTTGCTTTGACATGTAGGTCTCCTTTTATTTCTGGAGTGCTTTCGTTAAATTGCATATTCCATGAAAATAATGTTTCACCTAAAGGTCTAAGTAAAAAATCATCTATATTTTTTATAACTGTTTTAATACTAAGAGCCGCCGCTCCCATTAACATTGACATACCTGCCGCAGTTCTAGTTGTTGATTGTACCCCTGTAGTTCCATGAGAGTATGATGGAATGCCTGTTGCTTCATCAGCAAGTTGTCTAAACCTATCAAACATCATTAAATTTTCATTTGCTGTGTTAGGAAACTTAACTCCATGTATAGCTTGACCTGGCATACCACTTTGTCTTCTAAATATTTTACCAGGAAATACTTTCATATCTTGCCCTGGTACTAACATAGTTTCATCTACATCAAATACCAGATTACCTGCAAGTGCTAAATTATCAATAGCCATTCTTGCATGCCCATTCATAATTGTTTGTGAATCGTCCATGTTTTCTGGAATACCTATACCAAAAAATTGATAAGGATTTATTTCATAAGGACAAACTAAATATGGTAATCGTGTAGGTGTAAATGGATTTAATACTAATCTAATAATTTCACCATTACATACCCAACAATTAACTTGGACTTCATCCATATCATCCATGTCATCTTCTAGTTCTAGACCTGCTTCCATTGCAAGTTGACTATCTAGTGTTCCCCAGAACTCTAAAATTTCATATCTGTTTTTATCATAATCAGTTGTACTTTCTCTATCTTTTAAAGATGATTCGTAACCACGAGCTTCATAGCTTGGCCCCATATCTAATGCATTACGTATAGCCTCTTTTCTAAAGTAGGGCCTGTTCATTAAATCACGTATTTGAGTACGTGTATATACATGACGTTGTATTACATAGTCTGCGTCATCAACAGTTGTTGCATCTGGGTCTGGATAAAAATCCCAACAACTTACAGCTTCTATTCTAGGTACTAATTTTTTTCTTGGAGAGTAAACATTTTCTCCAGTCATAGAGTCTTTTTCCCAATTATGGCTAGTTTGTTCGTAGGTAAAAGGCCCTTTTAAAACCCCTGTTCCAAGCAATGCCGATTCAAATAGTGTATGTTTTAACACATTAACCGCATTAGATTCTTCTAGTTGGTCATGGATTAATTTTTCCATGTTACCAGAAGCTTCTTCTGCAGGACTTATTTGTGGTTCTGCTCTGCCATCTTTTGCTTCACCTTCAACAAAATTAACACCTTTGTATTTATCTTTTAATCCACCTAAAACATTTATTGATGTAGCACCTGGTTCTAAATTAAAACCATCACCTGGAAACCCATAAGGGCTATCCACTTGCTCTGATTTTTTAGAAACATGTGCATATTCAGCAATGCTTTCTGGAATAGGTGTAGGCTCTATCCCTACTGGAAATTTACCACTAGAGAATAAAACCTCGATTAATTGGCCATACGCCGCTAAAACTTTTGTTTTAGTTATTTTAACAAATACTTTTGATTTTTCACTTTCAGTAAAAGCCATATCATTACCATAGACACCTCTATAGTTACGATACGCTCTTAACCAACGTTCTTCGTCAAATTGACGAGCATCTTCTGCTTCTAAAAATTTAGATTTAATTAAACCTGCTAGACCAGAAACTTTATATTCCTGTTCCTCATTTTTTTCAGAATCATCCAAAGCTAGTATTTGGGCGGATGGTTGTTTAGCCATAATTAATTTTCTTTTGCGTCTGAAAATTCACCTTGAGAATATCTTTTTAAAATACTCCCGTCTGGTTTTTCTTTTGCAGGTGGTGTATCTGGCACATTAGAAAATTCTCCTTGAGAATATCTTTTTAATATTCCTGCTTGAGCTTTTTCTTTTGATGGTGGCCCATCTGGCACTTCAGAAAATTCACCTTGCATGTATTTTTTCATTTTAATTGATGTTTCCATTTCTCCTCCTAGTAATCTCTTTCATCTGCCATTTTAAAAACAGCAGTATCAAATGTATTTTTCTTTCCCTTTTTAGGAAAATCACTTGGTCTTGTTTCATCATTGGCATGAATAGTCATGTCAAGTTTTTGTCCTACTGGTGTATCTTTTGAATAATCAGCAGGAAGCTCGCCTTGTTTGTATTTTTTCATTACTTCTTCTGGCATTTATTCCTCCAAAATTTTATTTTTAAGATACCCCATTAAATCTGGATTATCTACAAAAACAGTTGTTAAACCATTAGTTAAACCATTAACTATAGCTTCTTCTTTTTCTCCTACATCTATATTCCATTGATATATTATACCGTGTAATATTTCATGTAATATAGTATTAGCATGAGAAACTCCTTCTTCTTCAGAAGTGTACCCTATGATACCTTCTTTAGAAAAAAACTGACCTTGTGCCTCGTTAGCACTGGCTACAGTTTGTTTCCATTCTTCTAGTTTATAATTTTTATAACCTATTTTTATTTTATTTGGTATTGTACTAACACAATCACAATATTTACCTTTAGCCATTAGTATCCAAAAACTCTATCAGAAGGTTTAAACTTTTCTTTTTCTGTGTATCTATTTGCTTCATAACTTTTTGGATGAACAGTTCTGCTCATCACTCCGTATCGAAGAGCGTCATACGCATGGTCTTCTGCATGTGTATCAACATCTTCTGGATTGTTTCTATCTATAGGTAACATTGGTAATGTCCTAATTAAATTTATACAATTAGAAAATACTTTTAATTTTGGTTGACCAGTATTTTCATCTTTTGATAATAATTTATGTAATTCTAATTTACCTGCTACTCTACTGCGTGGTGACCTATCTGATGGTCTCCACTTACAACCTTGTCTAATCATAGTCTCTGCAATACTAGGGCCAACATCCCCTCGTCTTGACCAAGTTGAAGAGTCCAAGATTCCGTATCTAATATATTCACCTTGTTCTCTTTCAAGAACTTGCTTTGCGAAAATGTCTGCCGTAACTCTTTGGGTGTAGTATTCTCTGTATACCCAGAAATTGTTATCGAAGTCCACTGCCAACCAGAGAACGCAAGCCGCAGATGAATACCCCCAATCGCACGTTCTGAATCTAAGCCAACTGCGGGGAATGTTAAAAGGCTCAACAACATGGGTAGTAATACTAAATTCTGGAAAAGCCGAATTTTCAAATGCACCCCAATCTCCTTCTAAAAACTGTTTACGTTGTACCTCTGGTAAAGATGACAACATAATTAGATAATCATCTGTTTGCATTAGATATGGATTATCTTGTAATTTTGCAGGTATAAATCTTCTTGTAATAGATTTATTTCCTACTATAGTATTTATATTTACATCAAAAGCTGTATTTGGTTCTGCAGGGTCAACAAACATTTCTTTAACCCATTGTGAACCTACGTTACCTGGATTACCTGTAGCTCTCATAAACACGGGTATATCTGGGTCTACACTACGAAGAGACGAACGTAAAAAGTTATATATCTCTGGTGTAGGATATTGTGGTAATTCATCAATACCTATCCACGTATACGATTGACCTTGGTAACGAAGAACGTCAGTTAAATTTTCTGCGTAACCAAATTCAATTCTAGCTCCAGATGGAAATCGCCATTCTTTTTCTTGCTCTCTCCATTTAGCACCTGGAAATGCTTGCCCATATAAACGTTGAGAATGATTAATCATATCTCTAAGTTCTGGCATTGAACGTCTAATTAACAAC